TAACCCATTACATTACACTCCCTGCTGGCTTAGGCTGTGGATAAGGTATGCCAAGTTTATATGCAATTCTAAAATCAAGTATTTTGCTTCTATCCCAGTTATGCTCTCTATCACGTGCTTCACGTTCTGCAATATCTAATAAGAAATCATCTAAGTTTGTGAGGAATATACTATCGTCTGCATTAGCTGTCCCATAATCTACTTTACCATATATACCTGTGTAAGCAACTGTTCCAGCGAATGTAGCTGGTTTAACCTTTACCACTCTTTTAGATGATACAATGTCATAAACTATTGTGTAAAAATAACCAGAGTTAGATGGTTCGGAAGCATCTAATAGCAAGCTTGCAAATTCATCTGGTTTTCTATAAACAAATTCTCTTGTGGTCGATGAACCTAATTGTGTTATGGCTATGATATTAGCTGGCATATCAATCTTACCAGCTACGAAAGTAAGACTTCCTGTTGCTTCGATTGTGGATTCCACTAATCGTTTCATCAGTTCAGATGTAGGATTAGCCTTGACAGTCCTGATGCACTCTATAATCGCCGTATTAGCTATTTCATAGAGTTCATCAGCACTCCAACGAGCACCGACATCATTTATCGCAGTGATAGTTGCACCAGCTTGTGTGCGTCTATCCTGTAATCTTGCCCTTAATCTCAATATAAAATTCTTGAATGTCATCTTTATCCTTTAATAAAAGGGTGCATTGCTGCACCCTAATGTTAAACCGAAAATACTATCTCTACCTGTGCATCGGTGGTCATTGCTGCTGTCGCTATTGTTAGCTGAGGAGCAGTCCCGCCTTCTGTTAATGCAATAAAAGTATTTGATGGCGTTTTCACAATCGCTTTCAATATTTTCTTTGCACCATACAAAGTAAAAGTTAATGAATCTCCAGAAGGAAAATCTGTGTCAACAATATATCTTTCGAGTATTGTTACTACGCCTTTTCTAACTGGATTTTTCGGGCTACTGTCATCCCGTAAAACAGCTTTAGATGTTCGGGGATGAATCGCTATTGCTACTACTGCCATGATTTATCTCCTTAGTCTGTTGGATCGTTCATAATAACAGTTGCTGTTTTGCCTCTGCCAACCAAGAAACCTCTGATTCTTAGTGCACCATCTGCAATAGATACTGAGTTAACTCTAACTGTAACTGCGCCTGTGGTTATTACACCATCAGTAGTCATATTAGTAAGAGCATCGCCAGCAGCAAATACAGATGAATAGCATAAGTTTTCAACGCCAAGCACTTCTGCAAGAGTTGTAGGAACTTCGACATCACCAGTATTAGTGCCAATAGTGACATCTACTTCAAAATACTCTTTCAGGATAGTACCATCACGGTAACTATCGTTGATGACTGCTTCTGGTTGCAAAGCGAACAGTCCATAATTCAAATTTGTAGGCATTTTATTTCTCCTAAATTAAAATAAATATTAAGGGTGTGTTGCCACACCCATCAATTAACTTTCAACACCGTACACTCTGAAGTGCGTGCTGTCTAATCTACGGATAAGTCCGTATGCATAATATAGCTCTCTCCATGTACCTCTGAAACCTGCATTTTCCTCATAAGATTTTGCATTTTCAGGTAAGTCCATCATAGGAACTTTTTCTGCAATCTGGAAAGCACCGTAAGGATTTCCAACACCATAATTGTACTCAGTTAAGTTAAGAATCAATGCTTGGTTATCTAAACCAAGTTCAGAAAGAACAGGTGCATTAGCATAATAAATTATACCATCTCTGCCAGTTCCCATAATTTCATTAACTCTTAATCCGTATCTAACAGAAAGTTCTGTATTCTCACCGAACCCACGTTTACCTTCGTAAGCTTCTGCTAAGTTCTTAGTGAATGTAGAACCACCGAACATGAACAATTCTCTAACTCCAGAAGTATCAAGAGCCTGTGCAACTATATCGTTAATAGATGCTACGGTTAGCAATCCACCAACATTTATCCAGTTTGCAGAAGGAATGAACTCAAGAATACCACCAGTTTCGTACTCAGATTCGTTACCAGTTTCGATAGCCATTCTACGACCACTTAACAATGATTTCTCGATTGTTTTCATCAATCTGGTCTGAACCAATTCAAGGTTCATATCTAACTGTGCAGCACCGTTCTCTAACAACAGGGTCTTAATACCACCACCCTGAGTTAAATGCTCACCAATACCATAAGATTCTCTTGTGATCTGACACAAGTTATCTTGGTAGTTACCGTTAGCACTTACAGGTGGAGTAGGACGGCTGTTAGTTTTAGCAACAGAGTTCACTATCTTCAATGTAGATGCAATCGGAATTGCAACTAACTGACCAGTAACTGTTGCACCTGGATGTGCTCTTTTAATCTTAACCCAAGTATAACCTGCAACTGCAGCATTACCTTCAAAAGCACTATCTGCAGAACCTATCGAAACTACTCTAACAATCTCATTCAATGCGGCAGTAGCTACTGCAAATACTGCTGTGCAGTTTGTAGTAGTAACACCACCAGACAAATCTTGACCCATGAAAGTACCAGAAGATTGAAGTCTGTGATTGCCATTCAATCCAGCAGCTTCAGAGTTGGTTAATCTTACATAGTCATACAAACTACCACTAACTGGTCGAACAGAAGCAGCAGCTAATGTGAAAGAGTAAGGTAACTCATCAAATTCTTGGTATCTAAATCTCCAATCCGTGATCATTTCTGCGCCAACTGTACCAAATTTCTCTGATAAAACAGTTAAGATAGACAGTGGATTAACCTGTCGTAACGCAATCAACTGAAAGATTTTTTCTTGCTGTCCGTACAGTCTCAATCTATCTTGGATATGCGGACTATCGTAAAAACCTCTATAAATAGCACCATCAGTACCTGCCATTTTAGTCTCCTTTAATTAGTTTTATATCTATTTAATTGCCTTGCCAGCGGACTGTTAGACAGTCTCTCCTCTGAATAGGCGTTCTTTATTGGTGCTTTCCCATTAACAGCAGTAACATCTGTGACAGGTGTTTTGCCGTTAGATGGAATATACATCCCTTTTTGCTTATACTCAGCATGAACCTGAGCAACAGCCTTATCAACCAATTCCTTTGAAAGTCTGTCAAAGTGCACACCCTTAAAGATATTGGTGATAGCAAGCGGATTCACATCCGCTGAAAAGCTTTTAGCTTCCTTCATTTTTACGAACATATTATCAATGTCAGCAAGCATATTGGCGAACTCATCCTTAGCCTTTTGATTTGCTTCTGCGACTTGTGCTTTCTGCTCATCAGTCATATCAGCTTTAACTTGCTGTTCTGGGAATAGCTCGTTAAATAAATCAACAGTTTGCTTAGTGCGTTCTTCAATTATTTGCTTCTCAGCATCTTTTACCCTACTAACATTTTTAGTTTCTTCTTCAATAAAAACCTTTTCCTGCTTTTCCGTAGTCACACGGTACTCGTATGAAGGCGTATTAGGCTTATAAGCTTCGTTAGGGTCGTACACAAATGTACCTTCTTCAAGCTTATATTTCTTTTCCAGCTTAGGAATAAGTTCTTTTTCTTGGTACTGCGCCATCTTAGATTCCATAGCAACTGTTTCGCTATGTCTCTGCATAACAGATTCTAAATCTGGCAATCCAAATTCATCTTTATATTTTTCTATTGTACCTTTGAAATCAGATTTAAGACCATCAATAAATTCTTGCTGTTTAGTTGTGCGTTCTTCTGATGGTATTTGTTTTTCAAGCTCTTTTATTTTAACATCTCGTTCAGCTTGTAACCGATTGTATCGTGTCATATTGTTTGCAGTTTCGATTAACGAAACTCGCATACTTTCATCTAAAGGCATCTCCTTGTATTTTTTTAACTGCTCTGGAGATAAGTCTTTGATAAATTCTTCTTTAAGTTCAGGTGGTTTAACTGGCTCTGGTTTATCTTTAAGAGCATCGTTATTACCTGAATACCTACTAACCATTTTACTTAATGGCGTAACCACTTTTTCAGTAGTCTGCTCAACTACTGGAATCTCAGCTCCTTCGACCTTTTCTATCACTTCTGGTGTAGAATTATTGCTGTCCATTGTTCATTCCTGTTTGAATCACACTGTTTAACATATCTGGATTATTTTTCATTTCTGCTAAGAGCACTTTGAACTTAGCATTAAAATCTGTTTGACTTAATTCAAATGATTTCTCAGTTACTTTGTTAGCAAGAATTTTTGTTCTGCCTTCCAGCTCTTTAATAGTTTGAGCCATTTGCTCAATCTGTCCTGCTTGCTGTTCCGTAACTTTCATTTCCGAACTAATCTTATCAACATCTGCCATATTAAGGCGTTTCAATATTAGCGGTACTAACTGCGGTATCTTTAACTGCGTAGCTAAGTTAGTAAGCAATGCAGCTTCTGTACCAGATTCAAAACCATTAGAAGCTTGTGTGCTAAATCTAACTTCCTTAAACCCAAGTGATAAATCTGTTTCGGGGTCTATCTCGATTTTCCTGTTATCATCTTTATTAGGTCTAAGTACGTTGTACATCATCGGGTCTTGTTGTTCACCATTTTCGTCTATAATAGATGCATAGCCATTCAAAGGTGCATACTCTTTATAGAACTCACCAACCACTCTACCTAAGATAGATAATGAAGCATCGGCTTGCGCTAATCGTCTTTTAATCTTTTGTCCACCAGCGGATTGCAATGCAGCAACTGTACTAAACACATCGGGAGCATCTTTACTATCACCCATCATTGCACCAAATATACCGCTGATGTATTCCATAATATAAGCGAGATAACGTGGCATTTGTAGCCACGCATCACCTAATGGTTTACCTTCGATGATTGTAGGTGGTACTGATATACCTGGAGTTCTCAGGGTATAAAGCAACTTACCACCTGGTTTAGCAAAGTTCTTTTGCCATTCATAATCATCTACAATAGATTTATCTTCAGCCATAACTCTGGTAGAGTTAATCAAAGCACCATTAAGCAAAGCTATCATAATAAATTTGTTTAATGCTCTTTGGATTGGATAAAGATACCATACCCTGCCATAAGGATAAGGTGTATCTCGATGGTCGTAAACAAGCGGGACTAAATTATATTCAGAGATGGGATACACTTTTTTGCAACCCATACCACCAACCGACATATATTCAGCTAAAAAGAATTTCTTTGTAGTGCGGTATGTGTACTTACCTTCTTTAATGCCTTGTTTAATATCATCAGTTAACTCTGGGTAAAACTTAACTGTTTGTTTACCAACATAATCACCGCTAACAGGTACAACAGCATAAGCCATTTGTTCTTCAAGCACAAGTCGTACTATAAATGGTATGGAATCTTCTTTAAGGTTACTACCACCATAACGTGTAGTAGGATTTAACGAGCCAGCAACACCATTCTTATTGTTCTTAACAAACTCTTCTTCGTACTGTTTCCATTCAACGCTATCGTCAGTTCCTTTAACCAGCTTATAACCAGCCATCTTAGAAACGTCCATAGCTATAACTGCATTATCCATATCCCTGAAGAATGGGTCTTTTGACAGTTTATGGGGATAAATGTATCTCCAACTGATATGGCGTATATCTACGCTAAATTCACCATAGTTATCACGTGGAGTTGCATAGAAATAACCTACACCCACATTAGTATAATCTCGCACTACTCTATCATAGTGCAGACCACCTAAAGAATCAAACCAACTTTTTTGTATCAGGTAATTATATCGCTGGGCAACTTTTTTGGACAGGTTACTTAGATTGTCATCATAAGGGTTTATGATAGGGGCAACTCTAATAGTCGGTTTAGAAGCAGTCATAAGAGCTTCTGCCGTGTCACAAATTGCTGTTGTAATTGAAATGGGTAAAGGGGCTTGTCGGTATGCTAATAGCTCTCGTTCTTCCTGTTTACTGAAATGTTGCCCATAGCGAAAATCATCAAACCTAACTGCGTCAAGTTCCCATATCTTACGTGCTTGGGAATTTTCTTTATACAGTTTATAATTTTCTGTAGCTATGTCTGATTTCCACTCAATGACCACTTTAACTCTCTGTGTAATGTATGGATAAAACCATTATTTCTCAGAGTTAAAATAGTCAAATTAAGAGACTATGTCAAGGCAATGTCAGCCAAACAGAGTAGGGATTTTCTTTTCTACTGTACAAATGGTATCATTATGCCTACCACCATGCGCTACCAGTAATATTTCGATAATCTCAAAACCTTTACGTTTCCCCACACCATTAGAGTTCCAGCCGAAAGAGATAACAATACCATCTGCTTTAAGAACCCTCGATATTTCTATTTCTATGTTCGTCCAAAAACTGGCTTGAGTTGTTTCCATATTAACTGTTTTCCCAAGTTTTTTATAACATTCAGATACTTGTCGTGGACTATAAGGCGGATCATACAAAACAAAATCTATTGAATAATCATCATATCGCTTAACAAAATCATAAGCGTCCATACAATACTCAGTACCCATCTCTGGGTCAATATCATTACAATATGTGGCAAGACGATTTTTATTAGCAAATGGGTCAATACTAATAAATTCTTTTTTATAATATCTATGTATAAGCTTGTTGATACATAAAATATCGAAAGTGTTAGAATTAGGCATCTCCCATATTCTATTCATAATCATATTAGAACACTATCCATTCTTCAAATTCGTTTGTTAGCATTCCATTCTGTCTATCAGGATTAAAATCAGGCTTGAATGGGTCTTTTGGTTTTGCACCTGTATGCACACCAAGTGGGTTATAATCTATTTTGTTGGGAACTTTTAATACCATTTCTGCATTATGTATAGCATCGAGTATATCTTTTCTGCTACCTTCACCAAATGATTCTACTTCGTTTTTAAGTTCACTCATACTCTCACGAATATAGTACATGCCTAACTCTACATATCCAAGAGGCACTTGCCTTAGTTTGTTTTCTTTATCATCATCAGGAGTATAAGGCATAATTACAGGAAACATCATAAGCTTATTATTAAGTATATCTTGCGCACCTATAAAGAATGTTTCCTGTACACCAACACCAGATTCTATGCACACGCCATCTGGGTTGTACCGTACTGCATGCCTGCCTATTTCACCAACAGTACCAATCTTCTCCAGTTTCATTAAATCTTTAGCATCTACTGCTAACTTAACATTCTTGAAGTATTCTTCATGCTCACGCATAGGTCTATCGTATAACTCGAATTTACCAGATGAATATTGTAACACAAATCTTCTGCCATCAGGTGCAAGAGCTATTGTTGCTGTAACTGCATTAGACGAACCTTTACGTTTCGATATAGCAGGGTCAACACCAGTGCCAATATGTACATTAACTATTTCAGATGTACCATCGGGTTTAGATAGCTTTAACCAGTTAAGACCAAACTCTTTGAAATATTGAGCATCGTGTATTTTAAGCTCGTAATTAGATTCTGATTTAAGTATATTGTAGTATTCCTTGAGATAACCACGAATACCACCCAACTTAGGCTGTTTAACAAACCAGTTCTTTCTTTTGCGTATGCGTTCTATTGTCCAGCGTGATTTCCATTCTGGCACTTCAGTATCTAAGT